CAGCCTTGGTCCCGGGGACGAAGGACTGCTGAGTCACGGCGATGGTGACCCCGGATCCTCCAGATCCGCGGCTCGCGCCCGAGTCGTCCGGAGCTCGACCAGAGCGCACGTTCTCTCTGACCTGAGCGGCGGGGACTACGTACTCGCCGCGCTGAAGGAGCGCCGGCACCGAGTCGAAGTTGGGCGAGCCGCCGAGGACAAGGCCGCCGCGCTCCATGCCGATCGCGCTGCTGATGCCCGCCCCTGCGGCGATCATGATCCCGCCCGCGACGATGGCGGCGGCACCGGCGGCGGCTGCGCCTGGCCCGCCCACAAGCGGTGCGAAGAACGGGATCGCGCTCAAGGCCGAGGCCACCAGCGCCGCGGTGCCGAGTTGGATCAGCATCTGTCCGAGCATCGAGACGATGCCGCCAAGCATCCCGCCAAGCGCCTGAAGCGCGTTCTTGGAGCCTTCGGCCATCGACTTGATGGCGTCCGTCATGATCGTGGCGATGCCCGACCCGATGCCCTTCGCCAACTCCCTGACGCCGTTGGCGTAGTCCTCGAGCTTCTTCTTGTCCTGCTCGGTCTGGTCCTCGGTCTTGGGGCCCATGAAGGCCTGCGTGGACTTCGCCGCCATCATGTCGGTGAGGAACGACGACGCGGACGGGCGGGACTCCGAGGCCTTCTTATCGGCCAGGCTGGCCTGATACTCCGCCTGGGACTCAAGCAGGCCACGAAGCTTCGACTGATAGTCAGCGTCCGCCTGAGCCCTAGCCGAAAGGTCGGCGATGTACTTGTTCTGGAACTTGGTCTCGGTGGCGATCTCCAGCTCTCCGACCGCTCGGATCTTGTCGGCGATCGCGTTCTGGCGGGCCAGGGCCTGCGCCGCGCTCTCGCCAGCGATCGACATCTTCTGCTCCTCGTGAAGCTTGAAGGTTGCGAACGAGAGCATCGACAGCGCCCGCTCTTTGGTGGTCGCCTGGTTCGCCATCTCCAGGAACCGGGTCACGCTGCGTTCCTTGGCTGCGAAGGCCGCCGCGTCGCCCTCGGGGTCACTCACCCGGGCCGGGTTCTTGGCGATCACCTTGGCGGCAGCGACCGCGGTTCCCACGTACTCCTTGGTTTTGGCTTCAATGGCCGCGATCTTTGCGTCATAGGCGTCCATCTCGCGGATGCCTTTTTCCGCCGCCGCCCAAGCCAGATCGGACTCGGTGCGGAGCTGTTTGGCTCGTGCGGTGAAGATCGAGTCCTTCTCCCCCTCTCCGAGCGACGCTGCGAAGCCGAGCGCGATGGCTTTGACGGTGTCCATTCCCGTCGTGAGTCCGTGGATTGCCTTGTTGGCCAGCGAGGCCCCGACCGCGATGCCGGTGATGATGGCCCTGCCAGCGTCGCCAGCCCACTCAGCCACCTTCGTGGCGACAAGCTCGCGGTTCTGGTTCACGAAGTCGCCGAGTTCGTCGAGCCCGTCGCCGATGGCTTTTTGAAAGCCGATGACCGCCGGGAGCGCCACGCTCGTGACCTGAGCAAAGCCGAGCTTCATCTTACTGCTCGACTCCTCGAAGTCTTTTCGCAGCGGCGCCCCAGCGCTCATGAATTGGAGCGAGTAGGTGGATAGTTCGGCGAAGGCCTGACCGACTTCCTTGATTGCCTTCACCGCCAGCTTGAATTGGAGAAAGCCGAGGACCTTCTTGCCCATGTCCTCCAGGGCCTTGGTATGGACGACGGCCTTTTTCTGCGCGTCGGCGTGGGCGTTGCCGATGCCCTTCAGGTCAACGGTGAACTTCTGGATCTTGTCCGAGCCCTCAGGCTTGAAGGAGATGATCAGCGCAACCTTTTTCTCTGTCGCCGCCATGATCTACCTCCTTCCTTTGGCCGTCTCGACCTCAGCCTTTGCTCGCTCCATCTCTCGCTTTGCCTCAGCGCTTTGGATGCTGTTCGCCTCGATCTCGCAAAGCTCCAGCGCCTCCGCCACGTACGCCGGCTGATCGGCCATCGATCCACGGTACGGCAAAGATCCCAGCGTCCGCCACGACACCCACCATGCGATGAGCGCGCTCTCCGCATCCCCGATCTGCGACCATGGGCACCGCGCGAACGCCGCCGATGCGCACGCGTCTCCTAGACAGTTCCTGATGTGCTGGCGCTCGGCCTCGTCCATCTCCGGCGCCGACTGTTCTTCGCGACCGCATGATGAACACCCCCACTTCAGCCAACCGGTGTCGGGAGCGCAGAGCGCCCGCACCGTCATCAAGAGTTTTTTCTTACGCCCTCCGCCAAGAAAGACTGGTCCGTGATCGCTTTGTAGAGTTCGTCGAGCAGGTCATCCGGCGCGCCGTCGTTGGCCTGGGCGGCGAGCGTCACGAGTTGCTTGCCGGAGGTGACCGCGATGGGCCCGGCGTCCGTGTCGACCTCGATGGGCCTGCCCACCAGACGCTTGGCGTGGGTCTCCACGATCGCGTTGCGGAACTTCGCGCCAGCCTTCGCCGCGTTGGCCTGGGCGCCGCCGCGGATGCCCCGGCTCAGCGCTTCACGCTGGGCCTGGATCTCCCCGGCCGTCATCGGCTCGATCTCCACGCCCCACTGGTCCTCGGTCGGGCTCTCGCGGTTGCCGCCCCATGCCGGATAGTACTCGGCCGGCGGAGCCTTCTTCGTGCTGAACAGTGCCATCGTTTCGCCCTTCTCTCCGGCCCGGCCTCAGGTAAAGACCAGGGTCATTTCATCCGCCGCGGTCGACGTCGAAGCCCGCGCGACGAAGGGGACGTTCAGCGTCGCGCTGTCATCCTCGCCGCCAAACTCGAGCGAGCTGAACTTCACCTCGGCATAGTCGATGTTGATCGTGGCGATGCGCCCCGCGGTCGTGCCCATCACCAGCGCGATGTCTCGGGTGGTGAAGCTCGAGTTCTTCCGGTGGCCGATGTAGCGGGTCATGTCCCGGCGGATGCGGATGTCGAAGCTGCCGGTGACAGACCGCGCCCCGGGGATGATTTCCGTGGGCCCGCTGACGAAGCTCTCGTCATCAATCACCTTGTCGTTGTTGTTGAGCTCGACCTCGAACCCGACGATCGGGATGGAGACCGAGTCCACCGTCAGCGACCCGACGATGCCTCCGATCGGCGAACCCACGCAGGTCTCGGACGGTGCGTAGGGGAGGACGTCGGCAGCGTCTGCCGAGGACGACGACGCCTCGAGCGTCAGGCTCGCCCCGCTCCGGCCAGTCACCATGTAGCCGGTGCCGCCGTTGGTGTTCGCCCCGACCTGAACGATCGATCCAAAGGTCGCGTGAGCTTCGAAGTTGTACTGGTCTACGGTCTGAACGATGTTCGTCGCGCTCGCCACCACCGCGCCGTTCAGCGTCGAAGAGCCCGTGTAGCAAAGGCCCCACGCCTGGCCCTTGAAGTTGACCATGAACGGGTCGCCGCCCTTGCCGCTGAACTTGATCGAGTTGACGTTGCACCCGCGCAGCGTCTCCATCACGATCTGAGCCCACCGCGTCAGGCTCACCGTCTGGCGCCCCGACTGCGTGCTGTTCAGCGAGTACGTGACCGACACGCCGCCGCTGACCGTCTCGGTCCCGAAGCCAGCCTGATAGAGGTCCTCTTGATCGGGCGCGGTCCCCGCGGTGCCGCTGGGGATGACGTAGCTGTCGATCTCCCAGTCTACCTTATACTTGCCGTCGATCCGCTCATAGAGGCTTCGGCTCGCCCGGTTGTCCGTGCGGTCGATGCGGTCCTGATCGTAGGACGCCGCGAACTTCTTCGCCTTGAAAGCGCTGGTCGACGTCGCCCGGACGAAGGTCCCAGGGGTGACCTCGGGCTGGGCGAAAAACCGCTGGTCCCTCGGGAGTGCGTGTAGCTGTGAAAGACCCATGTTTCTAGGCTCCTTAGGCCGGCGTCAGTCCGGTGGTGCGTTGGTAACGGACGCGGGCAAGCATCCGAACGGTTGCGACCCCGCCGCGGGAGTTGGCCTGCTCCTCGGCGACGGCGGCCGAGTCCACCGACTCGAGGATCCGGACGTCCATGCAGGCCCCCCCGAGCTCTGGGTCGGCGCCGAGCGCGGCGATCAAGTCGTCTTCCCACCGAGCCACGAGCGCGGCCCGCGTGGTCGCGTCAGGTGTCGCGATGGAACCCGTGATGAGGTAGCGCGAGGTCACCTGTATGATCTCGCCGACGTAGTCCTCTGGAAACTCGGTGCCTTGATAGGCGATCGAGACGGTCGGGCACGCGACCGGGCCGACCACACCAAGATCGCGCTCAACGAGCTGCACCGTCAGGACGGTGTTGTTGTACCCGCCCACGGTCGTGATCGCCTCGAACGCATCCACAAGGGCGGCGTCGACCAGCTCGCGCTGCGGGGTGCTCACTTCACCACCGGCTTCAGCGCTTCATCGAGCGCGTCCATCAAGATCTGCTCGACCACCGGCTCCACCTTCTTGGCGGCGGCCTCGAGGTAGTGCTTGGGTCGAAGGGTCACGCTCGAGCGCAAAGAGAAGACGGGCAGGATCGATCCGTCTTTCCTCAGCTTGGCTAGGAGCGGGCTCTTACCTCCGCCACGAGGGATGAAGTGGAGGGCGCCCGGCCCGCTCTTCGGGAAGTGCCGG